GCGGGCGGGCCGTCGAACGTCTCAGGGGCGACGACGCGGGCGAACCGCAGGACCCCGTTCGGGTCCTGGTAGCACCCCACCCCATAACTCGGCAGCATGGCGTTCATGGCGTCGCGCCCGGTCACCGCATTACTGGCGTAGTAGCCGATACCGGCATAGCCTGTGGCCGCGTCAATGGCCGAGCAATCGGCCGCCGACCATGCGGCCTTGCCCAAGCGCCCCATCAGATCCGCCATCGCCTGCCGCAGCTTGGCCGGCTGCTGCCCGGGCCCGACGCTCGACACATCGGCCACCACCGGCGTGACCGGCGGCGACTTCATCAGCAGCTGCTGCCCGTCGGGCGAAACCGTGAACGTGCCGGGCTCCATCAGGTCGGCCCGATCCATGACCGCATCTGCGTAGATCGGGCCGTCGGCCACGAACATGGCCGTCGCATCCGAATTGGCGCCCATCGCCGGCACGCTGGCCACCGCACCGATTACCGCCGGCTGCGGCTTCCACGCCAGCGCGGGGATGTTGGGCAGGAACACGCCGCGGTTGATGGTGGCATCCAGGTCGTCGTGGGCGTCCCGGAAACGGAAGGTCTTGCTGCCGTCGTCGTTGATCTCGATCCGGTCCACCGTGAACCGGAACACGTCGGTAGCATCGGCCAGCATGCCACCCAGTGCGCCGGCCCGGATCTGCACCGGCAGGCCAGCCCCACCGCTGAGTGCCAGATCATCCAGCAGCCCGTCGGCATCCAGCACGACGCACTCGGCCGCGCTGGTTTGGCTCACCGGGTCACCGCCCCAAGGCCAGAAGTTGATCTCGCTGATAAGGCTCAAGCCGTCCGCGAGCAACCCCTCGTAGCGCGCATTGGCCGGGCTGTCACCGGGCGCGGTCAGCCAATCCATGTCAGCCAAGCGGGTGATGCCCGACACGGCACCAGGGAGCCGCCAACCCGCGTCTGCGGCGGCGCTGCGCGCTGCCCACTGGCCGGCGTTCACCGCCATGCACAACCCACCCGCCTTGGTGGCGGAGAGCGTCGCGGCGAAGTGCAGTGGGCCAGCCAGGTTGATCTCGCGCTGGTGCACCTGCGTGCCGTTGAGGTACAGCTGCAGCACTGTGGGGCTGCCGAAGGTCAGGCGCAGCCCCACCATGTCACCGTGCTTCACCGCCGGCAGCCCGCTGGTGATCGCGCCGTTGCCCTGCAGCACCCGTCCGGTGGCCAGCTCCCAACCAATGCCCGCAGCGCTTGCCCCGGGGTGTGCCTCCAGCGGTGCGGCCGGCGAAACGACCCCGACCATGGCGACCAGTACGTCGTCACCCCAGACAGCGAACTCAACCCCGGCGGTGCCAGTGCTGAGCGCGAAGTCCGAGAGTGCCATGCGGCCCAGGTCGGCAGCGGCGGTGGTGGCCAGCGTCAGCCCGCCATCGCGCGCGGCCAGCAACGGGCCGATGGGTAGCGCAGCGAAGCGCCCGAAAGTGTCAGCCATGGGTTATCCCAAATTGTCGAACCAGTCCTGCGCCTCGTCCTCATCGGATCGGGGCACCAACACGTCCATGAAGTCCTGCATGCCGCGCTTGGTGCCAGCCTGGCTGTGCGCGGCGGTGGTGAAGGCAACGAAGGCGGCAGGCTTGATGTGCAGGGCGACCGGATCGATGGGGTTCCGTTTGTGGAACTCCCACCATTCCAGGTACTCGCGGCGCGACATGGTCGCCCGAAGCTCGGCCACCGTGCGGTGCAGGTGACCGGCCAGGACGTGCCAGAACCAGGCCTCGCCGCGCTGCCTTAGGCGTTTCCCGCCTCGGCCTGGGCATCAGCGGCTTTCGCGCCAAAGCCGGAGTGCTTCATCGCCACCTGCTGCAACTCGGCAGCTACCAGCGGCTTCAGCTGAGCGGCCTGCTTGTCGGTCATGACCGGCTTGCCGTCCTCGTCGCAGATTGTGGAGGCGATCAGCTTGGCGCGGTCGCCATCCTGGAACAGCTTGCGGAACTCGGCGTCCGGCAGTTCGCGCACATAGAACTGTGCCTTATCGCCATTCGGGAGGGTGACGGTATCGGCGTGCACGTCTTTGGACGCGAACATGCCCAGGCTGGTGAACGCCTGCAGCACGCTCTGCTGGCTGGCGACGGTGTCGGTCGTGATTTCGTTGGTCTTGCTCATGGGCCGTTTCCTGAAGTGGTGGCTGGGCGCGCAGGCCGCGCACGGCTAACACGCGGGGTTTCCCGCGCGCCCAACCAAAGAGAAGGCCCGCCGAGGCGGGCCGAAAGAGAGAGCGCCGTTGATGCGATCAGGGCGCCGGGCGGTGGGTGGTGACCGCGCCGGAACCGCGGATGGTGATGGTGGCCTTCCAGATATCGTTGTCGGCGACCTGGACCGCGAAATTCTGGACGAAGCCCTTGAACTGCTTGGACACCACGTCGGTGGGCGGCGTGATCACGCCATCCACAGCCACGGGCTTTTCAACGCCTGCGGTTTCCGACTTCGGCGCGGTGACCAGGAAGTCGACGACGGCGCCACTGGTATGCAGTGCCTCGATCTTCTCGTGGTCGGTGGCGTCGTAGTTGATCTCGATGGTGGTGCTGCCAGTAGCCTTGCGGCCGGCAACGAACTGGTCCCAGTCATCATCGAAGTCGGAAATGTCGATTTCCGACGCCTGGCCGTCAGGGAAGCCGACCGAACGCAGGCGGGTCACCTTGATGACCTCGGCCGCAGCGATAGCGATAAACAGCTGGGTATGCTTGGACTTGATAACGCTCATTGGGGTTTACCTCTCGGATGGGGCCCGGTCGCCGGGCACAAAAAAACCGGCTTGCGCCGGCGGCTGGGTTGCAGTGGTGTGTTGCTACCGGATAGCCAGGAGCCGCACGTCGAAGGAAATGCCGAAGGCGCCGGTGTCGCCGTCATCAGGCGAAGGGTTGTAGGACTCGATGCTTCCGCATCGCTCGATCTCGGTCCGGATGGCCACCGCCGCGGCATTAGCCTCCGTTGCGCTGCCACCCCAGACCACAAGGCGGACACGCCAGCCATCGGCCGGCGGCGGGTCGTTGAGCTGCGGCAGAGGTGCACCGCCCACAACGTCCCAAGTTGCATAAGGGAGCCCAGCGCCCTCGGGCGCGACCCTGGGCCAAAGCCGCATGGGATCATCGCCAAGCTGCGCGCGCACCGGGGCGCTGGCCTCCAGAATCGACTGGATCAACGGCACCATCATTTCCACCCCCTTGCCTTCATCAGCTTGTCCATGGCGGCCACCGTCTCGTCGATGATGACCTGCGCGGCCTGCGGCCCTCTGGCCTCCGCTGCCGGCGTCAGGAACGGCTGGGCGGCCATCTTCTTGCTGCCGAACTCCACGTGGCGCCAGTAGTACGCCCACCCGCTCTGCTCGTAGAGCTTGCCGGCACGCCGCATCCGCCGGTTGCGCTTCGTGTTGGCATACTTGACCCGCTTACCGGTGCGGACGCCTACCGTGTAGTACTCGCCGTCTGTGCCCACACCCGCCTTGCGACGGTTCTTCGCGTTTGCCCGGCGCACGACGATCTGGGTTGCCAAAAAGCCCGACGCTCGTGGGACGCGCTGGCGTGCCTCGTCGCGGATCAGGTTGCCGCCCTTTCGCATGCCGACCTGCAGAGGCTTGCCCCTGACTTCCTTGGGCAGCTCCCGCAGCGAAGCGAGCAGGCCCGCCAAGCCACGGATTTCAACTGGCTCAGCCATCGGAAACCCCGGCATCCACCATCAGGTTGATGTGGCTTCTGGCGGTGGGGTCCGGCAGCGCTGCCCGGATCGCGTACGCCTGCCCGTCGAAGGTCACCCGCATCGTGTTCAGAACGCCCGGCAGATACGGAATTTCCATCCGGGCGGTGACCTGCCCATGCTCGGCGCTGGCCGCGGTGAACTCGCGCCCAGACAGTGGCACGACTTCAGCTGGCACATCCTTGTGCCAATCCACCCAGGCTTTGGTATCTCCGCCCAGCGGATCGCGCGACACGGTGAATTCCTGGAGGGTGATGCGGTGCCGGTACTTGCCCGCCCGCCTCACGGTGCCACCCGCCGGTAGGGAAACATCAGGCGATCCACCGTGGGGTTCTCCACATGGATGGTGCCGGTGATGCCGGCCTCCCGGTTCGCATACAGGTCGCCCACCAGCAGCAGAATCGCCGCGCGCAGCGGTGCCGGCACAGGGCCGGGCACGGTGTCGAACAGCACCGGCCGATCACCAGCGGCGCTGGTCACGGCCGCAGGCTCTATCGGTAAGGGCGCGCACCTGTCGCCCACGGGGGTCCATTCATAGCTGGCCACCACCAGCGCGTAGGCCGTGGCGCGCTCCACCACTTCGCGAGCCGCCACGATCATGGCACCGATCAACAAGTCATCAGCGGCGTGGATCACTGCCAGGTGCGCTTTCGCTTCCTCCAGCGACACCGGCTCTTCAGTGGCTGGGATTCGCGTACGCAGCATGGATCAGCCCCCCTTTGCCAACGCGACCGCGTTGGGGTGGGTGTCGATGAAGCCGCCGGCCTCAATATCAGCGGCATGTGCGGAGTCGAACTCGCGCACATCACCGCAGCGGCCGAATGGACCGTCGCTCAACACCAGCGCCCGCACCGTTTCGCGTGCCTCCGGTGCCGGCAGCGCATCGGTCGTCGCCGCCGAAGGGCCGGGCTGGTCGCTGCCATCGGCGGCCCCGTTCGCCACGTCTGGCGGGTTCCCCACCAACGCTACCCCGGGATCGAGGGACGAACCTTCGCCGGCGGTGTCAAGTGCGGTGGCCGGCTCCACGGACGGTGCATCGCCCGGCGCGACCGCCGTGGGCTCGCCAATGGGTGCCGGCTGCGGTTTCTGCTTTGCCATGGTCTGTTCCTGGTGAGAGGGGAGCGCCCCGATGGACGCCCCCTGATGGACCGCGCTGGCCGTTAGGCCGCGGCGCCGTGCTGGAAGGTCTTGACGGCGCCGCCGACGTCGACCAGGTTGCCGCCGCTGCGCATCCAGGCAAGGAAGCCCACCTGCCCCTTCTTGACATAGGCGGAGTCGTTGAAGCGGAACAGCGTCACCGCCATCACGTCGCGGATCTTGTAGTAGCTGAAGTCACCGAACGCGATGGAACGCGCACCGGCTGCGGGACTGGCCATGTGCTGGTTGATCTCGATATCGCGGTTGAGCAGGCGGTCGGGGGCGCCGCCGGGATTGCCCTGCTCGTAGCCCGGCACGAAGATCGGGCGGCCGGTGTCGTCCTTCACCTTGCGCACCAGCTTCAGCATGTCGTCGTGGAACATCCATTTGCCGTTTGCCCGGTAGGCGGTATCGACGCTGTGTTCCAGGTCGATCAGATCGTCGTACAGGATCTGCGGAATTGCCGACACCAGGCCGATCCGGCCGTTGCTGGCGGCGGTGATCAGACCCATGGGCTGACCAACACCGGTGCCCGTGGTGTAGTGACGGTTGGTGACGCGGCCCAGGCGCGTCTGAAGGCGGTTGGTGATGAAGCCTTCGATATCCGCGCTGGTGTCCTGCAGAAGCTCCCACGGCACGGTGACCACCTTGGAGCTGTACTTGTGGACGGTGAGCCCCTTCGTACCGAACGCGACGTCTTCGTCGGTCGCCGACTGGTTCTCCGCGACGATCTCGCCCTCTTCCGAGGTGCCGTCGCTGGTCGGGTACTGCATCGGCTCGCCGCCGGCAGTGCTGAACACGTCGGCCACACGGCGCATGCCGCCGAAGTCCTTCAGCGCTTCCAGGATCTGCGACGCCAGGGTGGTGGGGACGGTGTAACCGCCCTGCTCCGGGTTCAGATTCGGGTTGCCGCTCATCGCGGCGTTGATCTGGGTCCAGTCCTCGGCGGTCAGCGCCTTGTCGCCGCCGCGCGCCCACTTGTCGAAGAGCTTGCGATCCTGCGGGCGATCACTGTTGTTCGGGGCCGGGTGTTCGCGTACGCCGGCATCGCGCAGGTGGTTCTCCGCCGTCAGGTCCATGACCTTCTGGTGACGCTCGATGGCGGCGTCGATGCGCTCGATATCGGCGATGTTTGCGTCGTACTTGGCCTGGTTCTCCGGGGTCCAGGCGTTGCCGTCGCCGGTGCTGGTGTCCAGCAGATTGCGGGTGTCCTTTGCCAGCGCGTTGCGGCGCTCCCGCTCGGCCTGAATGCTGAAAGTCATCGGTCTGTTTCCTTTGGGCGAAAAAAAACCGCCTCACGGCGGCTGATGAACTGCGGGCGGGAGTCGCTTACGCAGGCACGCGCTCGAGCAGCGCGAGGCGCCGATCAAGCCCGGTACGGTGGGCGGCGATGGCAGCGTCGTCATCGCGCGCGGTGTTCTTGGGCTTGGCCAAGGCGGCCGGGGCGTTGTTGTAGGCCGACAGGTCCCAGCTGTTGGCCGCGGCCTTCTTGCCCACGACCTCGA